ATTCAAACCATGCTCTCCTTGCAGCGTCACCAATAGAGCCACCTATAGGACAAGGTGAACCTGACATTTCCATAGCCTCCCATACTGCATGGTCAGCGTTACAAGCTAAAGATACAGCAGCGACCTTTAAGCCACCATCATGTAAGAACTTAGCCCATTTTAATTTAACGCAGTTAGTATCTGTAATCATAGTTCCACCAGCAAATGAGAATACTCCACCATTAGCTGCTGCTGATACGCCAATACCACATACATCTTGAGAGAAAGCTGACATACTAGGTGACATAGCACTTGGTACAGGCTGACCTTTATAATTGATTGTTGTTTCATCTGCATAAGCAAAATTAACAATGAGTACGAGCAAGAAACCTAAACTTAAACCTAATAAAAACCAAAGAACTCTTTTAATCTCTTGCATCAAAATCCTCCATATCAACAATACCAATCATTTCTTCTTCATAAGGATTGCACTCACCACATACACCTAAATCAGGTTCTGCATCATCGTAGTTATACGGAGTACCGCAGCACTCACAAACACCAACTCTAATCATAATCAACGCCCATTAAAAAAGCCCCGAAGGGCTTGTATTACTTGTATCGTTCTTTTAAATATTTCAATGTAAGAGGTAGTTCGTCAAATCGCCCGTCACGGACATCGTAAAGCATATAAGCACCACGGAAATGATTATTCCCTTGTGCGCCCAAATAGTCCTCATTGTGTTCATAACAACTTCCACAAATAATAGCTGTCATCTCAGAACCATCAGCACGCATACCATAAGCAATCTGTCTGCCTTGTTGATGACCTGCAAAACAACTCATGTGCTTCTTAGATAATAAAGCAGCAGCAGAACCTATAGGTCTACCCATTGCTCCTGACGTAAAATAGTGCGAGTATGCTATTCCGTCTATGGTAATTACCTCTAGGAACGGTATTACCTCAAAGTCCTGATAAGGTAAATCATCAACCGAGATAAGCCCATCTAGTTTCCTATCCTCGTTAATAGCACGATTGATTCTGTCCTCATGGTTGCCCAAAGTAAGAACCATGCGAGGTTTATATTGTTTATGCTTAAACTTCTTAGCAGACTTATTGTACTCATATATAGGCACTAAAAGCGCATCCATAGCCTCTCTAGCAGCTTGAATATCCTTTTGGTAGCTTCTACCTTCAAATGACTTTTTACCTACGTCATAAGAAGAAAGGGACTCCATGTCAGCGAAGTCCCCTATACAAATGATTACATCAGGCTTTTTATCAACAATATACTTACCTATACAAGAAAGAAAAGTAAAGTCATTACCATCCTTTGCTTGCACATCAGGCAATACAAAATGTGTTCTAGTCGTGTTTGTCAACTTTAGCTTCCAATCTATCAAAGATTTTGTCTAAGATAGTTTCAATCTTATCTAACCGATTGTCAAGTTCAGTTTTCTTAACGTAGCTAGAAGGTAAATCTACTTCAATGCGTTTTAAATCGTTTTTGAGATTATTAACAGCATCCCATAGAGTTTTACCTAACCAGCCTAGTAAAGTTAAACAGCCACCGACTAAATAATTAATAAGTGACTGCTCCATTATTGCTCCCCTAGTAATCCATATTGACCGTAAGCACCTTGCTCCTCTAAGAGCTGCCTTAACAAAGCATTTCTAGCATTGTTGTCTAAAAACATATTAATGCCTTGATTTTGCTTTTTGTACAACTCTAAAGCAGCTTTTGATTTTACTTTTGGTAGTTCAAATATTGATTGACCAGCACCAATAACAGCACCAGGTAATCCACCAACAGCTTGTCCAGCTTGAGTTTTAATTCCACTGCCAATGCCTAACAAATCTCTATTTTCAATACGACTTGCAGAACGTTCAAGATTTGGAATTAAGTTAATTAAAGCACCTTGCTGTCTATTTAACTCTTGAATACCAGGTACTTGTTGTTGAATTGCTTCTTTTGCTGCACGACCCATGCCTTTGTATACTTCTTCTTGAGCCATGTTACCAGTTTGCTTCTTAGTTCCATAATCAACTTTATCGTATATATTTTGTTTAAAGTCTTGTAATTGACTTGGAGTAAGTGAAGTATATTTATTTTTATTAAGATATGTTTTGAAATTTCTTTCAATCTTATTAATTTCAGCCAAGTCAGCAGCAGCTTCAATTCTAGGACCACCAAGTTTTGATTTAGCTTCATCAATATAGGCAAAAATAGCTTTAGAAGGAACTTTTACACCTGTTGCATCAGCTTGCTGAATAAGAGAATCAATAGTATTACCAAGTTCATTTTTTCTCAAATAAGCCTCACCAACACCAGCAGACGTAGGCATTAATTGTTCTCTTAATGCAGTTTGAGTTAATTCAGCTCTTTGTTTTTGTGGAATTGAAGGAAGCCATTTTGCAGCACTTTCATATAATGCAGCAGGAGCAGTTGCAGGTAACGCTTTAGCAATACCATATCCAGCTACATTTGTAGCAAGATTCAATGGTTCAGCAGCAGCACCTATTTTAGCTACACCACCACCAATTTTAGGAAGAACTGTTGCGCCACCTGTTAAGACTCCAGATACATCGCCTAACATTCCTACAGGGTCTTGTTGAAGTGTTTGTAATGGATTAGCAAAACGCTCTTTATAGTATTGACCAACACCAGAAGCAATGCCTTTAACTCTAGCTAATTCTTCAGGAGTATCAGCACCAGTCTTTAATAAAAACTGCTCGTAGCCAGGAATTGCATTAACCATTGCTCCACTACCAACATCTAATGCTCCTTTAATTGTTTGCACAGGATTTAAAACTGCACTAGCAATATTTTTAGCGTATTGAATACCGCTTGAAGGAACATTTTTTATTGTTTCACCAACAGAAAATTTTGGTTGTTGTTGAGATTGAATATAAGCAATAGCATCCTCTTTTGTAGAGCCTTCAGGAGCATTAACTTTATAAGTTTTTCCATCTGGGGAAGTTACATTAAATATAGGCATTATTTAACCTCCTCTGCACTCCAACCACCTGCAGAACCTTTCGTTCCAGTAAGTGCTTTAACTTTATTTTCAATGTCAACACTTACTGCACGACCAAGAGAATTATCATAAGCAGCAAGACCTTCATAGCTAAATGTGCCTTGTTTAACATTAATTCTAGCCCAGTCAGCAAGTTTAGAGTTACGTTTTGCATTTGCTTCAGCAATTTGAACCATTAACTCACGACCTTGACGAGATGTAGCTAAACTTGGGAACGCTGCACGATAAGCACCAAATTCTAAATCTGATGTAGAACCGCTACCAGGAGTTCTGATTTCAGTTGCTGCTTTGTTTGCTATAGCAGTTACAGCTTGATTTACGTTAGCTTCTTTTGAAGTGATTCCTAAGAAGTTTTGCAAGTCAGCATTAAGTTTAATTGCACCACTACCTTGTTGATTTCCAATTAAAGAGTTAATTGTTCTTGTTTGAGAAGCAACACTGCGCGCAGAGTTGGCATTTGCAGTTAAACCTTTTAATGTATCTTGGTCTACTTCAAGAATAGCTTTTTCTTGTGCTGGCATTTTTACTTCAACTCTTGTAGAAGCAGGTTGTGTAACAGCTTGTCTAATTTGCCCTGTTACTAAATCTTGTTGAACAACTTGACCGCCTAAATTAAATGGTTCACTCCATTTTTCTTTTGCTTTTTCTTTACCAGTTAATGTTTTTCCTGTTACTGGATTAATAGCAATTTGGTCAGCAGATAAAGTTACATAATCTTCTTTTGGAGCAGCAGTTAATTCTTTAACTCCCTTAATGCTAGAAATAACAGGAGCAGCTTGCTCAGGGTATTGAAGTGCTAATTTCATCAATGCTTCATTATCAAATTCTGTACGAGCAGGTGCAATTTGACGTTGTGTAGTTACATCAGGCAAGCGTGTCATACCAAAGTTAGGTGCTACTTGGTCAGGCATTACTTCAGATTGTTGTGGTGCATAACCACCAGGTGTAGTAACTGATTCAAATTGAGCAGGAGTTGTTCTCATTAAGTTAGGAACAGCAGCTTCAAACGCTTTACGTTGTTCTTGTTTGCGTTTCATTTCTTCAATTTTTTGCTGTGTTTCGTAGTCAGTCAATCCACTTCTAATGGTCTCTTGACCAGCTTGTAAGCCACCAGCTAATGCACGACCAATGTAAGGTAATGCAGAACCATAACCACCAGTTTTAGGTTGAGCAAGATAGCCAATAGCAGCGTTGACAAGACCTGTTGTAAGCGCTCTGTTTTGCAACTTCTTAGTTGCATCCTCGCCTAAAAGACCTTGATAGTATTCAGGTGCTTCAAATAAATTAAAAGCCATTATCTATTACCTCTCTTGCGTGTATATACTTGACCAGTTTGGAATGGTTCAAATTTAGGTGGTGTGCCTGTGATTTGACTACCACCCATGTTACTTGCTACAGGTCTTGGTGTGTTAGCCATGTTGCTTAAAATACTGCTTACACCAACTAAGTTTTGTGGAGTGATGTCAGGTAAGTTAGCTTTAGCTGTATCAAATAGTGATTCAGCACCTGTACCAATTTGTGATAACAATCCTTCATTGCCTGTGTAAACAGGATTACCCATAATGTTTGTAAAGTAGTCAGAACTGCGTAATACACCGTCAGCACCTGCAACCATGCCTGGAATACTCTCAGCAGTTGCCATGCCAGGAAGTTTAGACAATCCCATAGACGCTTCAAAAGCACCTGATGTAGTAGGCACAGCAGATGCTGTAGGTGATGAACTAAACAATCCACCACCATTAAAGCCACCTAGTACACCACCAGTTATACCAGCAGTAGTAGCGTTTTGTAATAAAGGTTTTTTACGTAAAAGATTAACACCAGCATTAATGCCAATCGCTTGTAATGCAGGAAGGGCAAATTGCCACATATTAAACCCCTTTCACTTT